TGAAACATTCCTCCACGTGTAGTGATAATACGTGAACGCATTGCCGTCATGCTAGGAAATTTAATTATTGTTCCATCATCATTATAAATGGCAGAAACAGTAACTTTCTTCCCCTCATCAATATCTTTGGGGTAATAATCAATGATATCCTTGTGCAAACCTGCCCCAGGACAATACCATATCGCAAAATCAGTTCCAGGGACACGCGTAGCAACTACACTATCTAACGGCATGCCCTTAAAAGTATGACCGCCAACTTTAGTCAAAGTGACAAATTCAGTTTCCTTCCTGACAACGTGGTGTGGCAAAAGTAACATATTACTTCTCAAAGGTATAACATTGCAAAACTCGCCATCCGACTTTTCCATAACCATCAATTTTTTGCTTATCAAACGAGTCAAATCATCTTTGGAAATGGTACGCGATTTCTCACTCACGCCAGCATCTCCAAAAAGATATTGGCGCTCACGAGCATGTGCATCCCAAAACTCTGTCACTTTTTGCCAAGGTTTGGCGTCTGGCTCCAAAGTAATTGGTTTAGCAGCTTGTGCGATAGGTAGTTGTTTCCATTTTTTCACCAGCAAGACTAATATTTTCCACACTCCAACAGTCATTAAAAAATACACAATTTTCATCCTTGAATTCCAACTCATATTGCGAATATATTGAGAAGGCAAAGGAATATTTGTAAATCTATTGATGACAGAGCGACGTAACACATAGAGACGAATTGAAACATATAACAAATAAACTGTCGTAAACAATAGTAACATCCACGATCCATAAACATGCTCTGTGGTATCATACATAAGAGTGACAGCAACACAAATTAGGTAATAACCAATACTGTTTACAATAATAGCTTTCAATTGTTCCCTCATCATATAAGCTATGATTGCCGATCCAAAAGGTGAAACAATAAGGGCACATAGAAAGGCATTGAGACAACCAACAACGCGAATTTCTAACGCTGAAAGATAACTAACAACATCGTCGAAATATGGAATGCACGACTGTGACTCCAAAGGCAAGCATTCAGTACACAAACCAACAGGCAATTTACAATTACACAAAGGAATATGACCAAGTTTTCGCCTTTTCTCAACGAATGCCTTCTGAAAGGTAAAATGAACTTCAGAATCGGCTTTCAAGAAACGTAAAAGAGTAGTAACATCAACATCAACGAGTTCCTTCCCTTCAAAAACACGCGGAATAAAAGTGACGTGTTTAGTCTTTCCTGAAGCAAACTTGTTGCCAGTTTTATCTTCTCTATAACGGGGCTCCTCAATTGTATATGTGGCAAAATCCTGAAATTGACCAGGTAATTGGCCAACTTTGACAGTATCGATCATAGTAGTACCCGGTTTACGAAACTCAGGTTTCACTGTCTGAGTAATAGTACTTTCAAAACGACGGTTGATGGACAACGGTTCGTTGGACAACTGGTTGGACATTAAGTCTTTAACATTCGTTGTTGCAGTAACGACCATTGGTTCAATCATAACCTTACCTTTCATATCAGCATTAGCATTTAATGCAGCCATTGGGGTATTGTTCAGAAACATAATAACGGGCAAAACGGGATTCCCTTCTGTACGCTCCAAATTGGAATTGCAAATATCATCAAAAACCACACCTTTGTGAAAAGATGCAAATTCAGATTGATATCTGTCCTCCATATTAAGAGTGATACGAGCACGGGGACTATAATCGAAATCATTGACCTGAAGAACATAACCTGTCATAGCTTCCGCTTGACCAGATTTTCCAACTCCTGAATCTCCAGTAAACAACATTCCATAAGGTTTAATGCGGATACATTCCTTCTTGGAAAGTGTACGAGAAGTTTCGATATCACGAAGAACGGACAATCTAGATGAAAAATAAGCTCGTTCACCAGCTTTACAAGTGTTCAATATGGATAATGTCTGTCCAATACACTCGCTAACTCGACGATCATATGTTTCATCATCAACTTCAGCTTTTTGTCCAAGGTCAACTCGAGTTTTTTGAGATTTGATAAAAGTGTATTCATCATCATAAGCATTTTTTGCTTCAGTTTGGAAGAACAAATCAATGTTCCCCGCTGTGTATGCAGTATATGCTTTTTCAAGAACTAACTTACCAAAGACAACACTTTTCTCAATCAACTGTAATGCGGTTACTCGATGACTCAAAGGATCTGTTACGATAAGAGAAATACCTTTTACGGCAATATCGAATTTTTTCACATAACCTAAAGTAACCAACATACGTAAAATATGATGAAGTTCAAGGAATACTTCACTCTCCCTAATTAATACCCAATATTTGGCAAAATCGGGCACTGAAATCTCAGGGAGATTCAAGTGAAAATCGGACATAAGTTGACGAAAAGTAGACCAGTGCTCTTTGAAATTAGAAATGGTCCAATCAGAAAGATCCAATGTGAAACCGATATTCTTATATTTTGGGATTCCAGATTGGGATACCAAAGCATGATTATTTTCTCGAATGCACTGTCTATCTTCTGTTTCTTTGATACGAGCTTCTCTCTCGCGTCGAGCTCGGTCCTTGCGGACCGCAGCTTTTCTAGCGTTTCTTCTTCGGGTTTCATATTTACTCTTTCCATAACCACTTTGGCTGTCTGAAAGCATCAAGTGGATAAACTTAATGTAAAGACGTCCGAAATTGATGAAAAAGAAAAATTGATAAACTGATCCCCATGAATATTTCCACCAACGTGTAAGAAGCAACAATAAAAAGATACTCTTACCATTATACCTAGGCACAATATACCTCCCAGTATAGG